GTAAAGTATAAATTACTACCCTCTGGAACGTCCGAAGTAGATGCAATTAGTCCGTTTGTAATTTGTATGTAAATAGTACCACTCCAACGGTATTGTTTATTAGAATCTAAGGCTATGTATATTTTTCCTATTTCTCCCGTTGCAGGAAAACTAGCTAAATTAACAAACTCTAAAACGTCATCGACATAAGATGGTAATTGGTTTTGTGGTACAACACCCGCAACCAAGTCAGCTTTATTGTCCAAAGCAGTTTGCAATCCTGTTACCGTTGCAATTTCTTGTACCCCTGTATGCGTGGTTCTATCTCTTAACTGTGCATCTGTACTGTTTGCGGTGTACCCATTTGGATTGGAAGCAAATATATTATCAACTTCCGCTTTATCATAAGTATTTGCCTTGTCAGATTTTAGGTTTAAATCAGTGTTATTTGCTTTTGTACTAAGTCCATTATTTACTGCCGTTACCGTTGGATATTTTGCATTGCTTAAATCTTCAAATAAGCTGTTTTGTTTATTAGATACGTTTTCTGGTGTAAAGCCTAATACATTTTGCTTATTTATAATCAAAGTATCTACTTCGCCTTTTAAGTAAACTATTGGATCAGCAGAATTTGCATTTGTTTTCACAGTACCCGATACAGTTGTTTGAGCTCTTACAGTTCCACTTAAAACTGATTTTTTAGCTTTAAAACTTGACCCGCTTGCACTCTGTGTCAAGTCATTTGGTTCGACAATATGAATAAACGCATCATCTGATACGTTTATTTTTTCAGTTAAATCCGTTAATTTTTTATTTATTAGTGCCATTTATTGAAAGATATAATTGTTATCGTTTTGAAATATATAATTTTCATTATCTTGAAATATGTAATTTTGACCTTCTATAACAATTAAATTATTATTAATTAATTGATCACAAAATGGTGCAAAATTCTCCTCTTCACCTTTAAATGCAATTTCATAATTTTGGTCACTAGATGTTTTTATACTTTCACATTCTAAACCATTCCTAAATCCTAACAGTAAAAAATTATTGTTATTATCTTCAACTACTATAAAATAATCTTTTCTTAATAATTTGGAAAATTGAATATTGTCAAAAGCAGAAATTTTTGAAAAGTTTAAAGTAATGGATTGAGAAAATGATTTACCGCCGTCGTTTTCTTGTTGCGATTGAACAAAAGTTGTATTGCCTATCATTTTAAACTTATAAATAAATGTCTGCGGAAAAGCTGTTAATTCAACTCCATTATATGCAATATTTGAACGTGTTACTTTCTTATAGGGTGCTAAATAAACCGCTCGTATTCCACCAGCTAAATTTTTACAAATTTTATCCCTTCCATTATTTATATTAATATTCAAGGCTATCTTTTCTAATTATTCTTTCGTTATTTGTGTCTAAATACCATCCGCCTGATACCTTAATGTTTTTTACTTTATTATTTAAAATATTCCAATCTCTAAACTCTGGAATATTTGTATTACATAAATACCTCTGTGCTCTGTCAATGTACATTTGCGCTTTAGTTCTTTGTGTTTGCGCTAAATATTGAACCTCTGACTTATCTACTATTTGGCTATCTGTAGGTTGGTGTTTAAAGATGCCACCGTTATCAATTGAATAACTTGCTATCTCGACATATTCAGCAAAAATTTGATGTCTTAAAATAGGCTTTAAATAATCATTATAAAGTATTAAATAATCACCTTGCAAATTTTCATTTTCAATGTCTAAAATAATTTTATTGAATAAATTAGTTCCCAATAACGGTTCAATAACCGTAATTTGAACGTCATAAATTATAGGTAAAATTTTATCTATATCAATATTGCCACCTAAAGGTGTCATTTCTGTAATTTCAGAAGGTCTAATTATTAGTGTAATTGCCATATATATTTATCTATCATGTGGTGCTATTCCCGCTATTCCTGATGCTCTTTCTTTTGTTGCTTTATTAATAGAAATTGGAGATTTAACATCCACTCCTGTTACTTTTCCTTTTTTAATTTTTTTATACGTCATTTTTTCCCAATAATGCTTGCAAGTGCCTCCAACAAATTTTGCACTCAATAATCCACCACCTTTATATAACCAAATCGAATAAGGATCGTTTGGGTTAGGGTGTTTTCCAAATCCTGGATTTACTATCTTAGTTGTTAACGCTTCAATGTCCTCACGTCTAAAAATTTTGTTTGAACTTAACATAGCCTTACAAAACGACCTTTCTGGGTTTTGATTACCGGCATATCTGTATCTAAATGCGTAAAAATCAGTGTCGTATTTTGAACTTGAATTGCTTCTTGCAACGCCTGTACTTACTGCTAATTGCACAGCATCTTCTTCTTCATAATCTACTGGCTTGACGCTTTCTAATTCATAGCCTTCTAAAACGTCGCTTTCACCTAATTCAAAAAATAAATCTAATTCGCTTTTTTGATTGGATAATTCAGTTGGTAGTATTGGATTTTCAACATCTGAAAGTGCTTTGAAATATAAATCTAAAGAAATACCATTAAAGGCAATTACATCATTTATTGCCTCTAAAATATATATTTGTTTTGGTGCTATAACTCTTTTTAACAATTGCGATTCGGCTTCGTCTAATTCATTTGCATTGTTACCTAAACCTGTGTTATCTTTAATGCCTACCAGCATTGGTGAAGTAAGTAGATGCCCAGTCATTATTTGTTGCCTTGCTTCATTGCTTAAAAAATCCCACTGCTTATGCATATTTTCATTTGTAGGAAAAGGCACGATAGTTATTTCTGCTTCTTTATTTGCAAAATTCAAAACAAATTTACCAGCGTTTGGCGACCCTGTTAATTTTCTTTTTATTTGATATTCAAAATTGTCTTTTTCCTCTGCTGTTAAAACCTGTCCATCTGGCACGTTAATTATATATCCAGCTGATAATCCATTTTTTAAAAAATTATTATAAAAATTTGATATCTCTTCCTCCATTTCAGCATATTGCAAAGAAGGTAAATAATCAGGATCAGCAAAATAATTTTTACCAGCAGAATATGGCTTGATATTATAAATTTCTATTTCGTCGTTAGATGTCCCAAAAGAAGAAAATTCTTGTGCATCATTAGGTTTACTCCAATTCTTATTAAAAAAATAACTTTCAATATCCCCCTCCTCATTCTCTAATGAAGGAACGACATATTGTTTTGGCAAATGAAAAATTCCTGTTACTTTCTCTCTGTTTTTAGATTTTATAACTTGCATCGATGCTTCACCAAAAAGTTGAAAGTCTGCAATTATTTTACGTAATTCTTTAACGCTTAATATTGTTTTAAAATTCGCCCATTGAATAGCGCTTGAACTTGAATTTTTAGCGAATAAACCCTGTCCATAAATTAAATTACAATATGATGTTATAATAGCATGATTAGTTACCGACCCGTTAAATCTGTCAATAATGTATTTATAAAATTCATTATTACGACCGTTTAAAACCCAGTTTTTAGATTTATTTTCTTCTAATTTTGGCTTAACATAATTATTAAGCTGTATTAATTTTATATCATTCATTAGTACTGAAATATATCTTTTGTTATTTTATAGTTTTGAGTATTATCACTTTGGTCCGTTACAAAAATTTTACCTCTATACATTACGTTTAAACCATCATCAACTGTTAACTGATAGTTAGTGTTGTTTATAAAAGATTTGTTAAAATATAAGTATGTATAACCGTTGTAATTTATAGGTGCAACGTTATAGCTTAAAACTTCATTTTTTTCTTCATTCCTTAAAGTTAAAATAACATTAGAGTTAGAATAAAATCTAGGTACTATAACTATTTCGTGATTTTGATTTAAAGGACTTAATACTTTCATATATTTAAAACGTAAATATTTAATTTTTGTGACAAAAAAAACCGTTAATAAAATTAACGGTTAAAAAAAATAACTAATAAAAAAAATTAAGTAGTTGGATTAACAAGTGCCAAAAAAGCGGTTATTGTTGCACTATCTAAAATAGGTGCTAGTTCACTTTCTAAAGCCACTCCTGTTAAATTATAACCGTTAAAATCAGATTTCGCCCCTCCAGTTGTAGGTGCTATTAAAAAATCGATTCCATCCTTTAAACCTACAACTTGATAATTACCAGCCCTATCAGCAACCACCGCTTTTGGATACCCATAAGCTAAAAGATTAAACTGATTATTATCTTCTTTGCTAATTTTAGGCAAAACTAAAGTTAACGTTTGCGTGTTTGTAGATGTCCCATTATTTCTGTCTGATTGCATAGATTGGGCAAAAGTGTTTCCATCTCCTACCAACTCATATTTAAATACGTCAGTTAAAAGAGGGTTAATAGCAGTAACAACTCCATTTAAAACCGTAAATGGATTTTCAATGTCGTTAAATAAATATATCTTTGACGTGCCAGCAATTGCGTTTTTGCATTCCTTGTCTCGTCCGTTTGTAATATCACAAGCCATAATTTTAAGAGTTTTAAAAAAAGGGTTTAATTAAAAACCCTTTTATATTAATATTATGCAGTTTTATACAAAACTATTTCTGCTCCATAAGCATATCCAATAGCACCTGTTAAAACTACTTTCAAACGAATAGTTCCTGATAAATCAGTTTCGTCCATGTCTTTAACTCTGATTTCGTTGTGGTCTGCTAGCAATCCAGTTACAAAAGTAACGTTTGATTTGGCATAACCTATCATTGTGTTTGCTGGCAATCCTTTGATTTCAGTTAATACATATCCGTTAAAATCAAATTCGCCTGGACTTGCAAAAGTACCATTTGAACGTGCAAATGAACCCTGCACATTTTTTAATGCTCTCAATACATTTGTTGAAACGCCTAAAACATAGTCAGGTGCTCCGATAACTGCGTCAGGAACAAGATCAACAAACTTAATCAATTGCGCTTCTACATTTGCTGCTGTTATAACTACGGGAGTTGGTACATCAATAACAGTTGCATCTGCCAATAATTGAGGAACTAAACCAGCTAAATTTCCATTTAATCCATTTCCACTCCAAATATCTACATCTACTTTTCTCGCTACTTTTTTACCCATGTCCAAAAGTATTGCAGCTTGTTCTGTTGCTGGCAAAGAATCGTTGTGAGCAGAAAAACCCATTTCTTGAGCTGTCCACAATTGTCTGAAATCTTCTTTGCAAAGTTCCGCATCCCATTTAATTTTTTTAGGTGTAATCTCATACTCTGAAAGAATAACAGATCCACTTGGTGTAAATCCACATACATAATCAACAAACCCATCAATGGTGTTGATTTTTCTCAAATAAGTTGTAGATACAATATTTGGCAATACTGTAACTAAATTTTGAGAAATAGTATTACTTTCTTTAATCATAGCAGCGATGTAATCCCCAGCTACGTTACCAACAAAGTTGGTCGTGATATTCAATGTTGTTGGCATAATTTAATTATTTAATTTATTTAATAAGTCTGAAAATTTTCCTTTTGCTTGCGTTGGAACGCTTTTAATTGGCTTTGTAGCTGGTTGAGAACCTAATTCTAGTAATTGCTTTTTAAGTGCTAAATTTGCGTTTGTAATTGCTTCAAAACGCGCATCTATTTCTTTTGCATATTTAATCATTATCGATTTAATAGCTGTTTCAACTGCCGTTGCTGTATCAACTGTATTGCTTAAAGGCGCTGGTACGTCTTCTACTTCTACAACTGCTACGTCTTTAATTTCACCAGCAATACCTTCTTGAGATACTACTAAAATAGTTTCGTTTTCTAGTGCGTACTCACCCACTGGTAACATAACTTGAGTACCATCATCTGCAAGTACAAATACAGCTACTCCCGACTCTAATACTTCGCCTTCGTATTCAATAGTTACTGACCCATCGGAACTTTTTACGCTCCCTAATTTTACCTTTTCATTTGGCTTCATTGCCAATGCTATTTTAGCTGGCAAATCTTTTAACATTTCGATTAATTCCATATTTATATTTGATTTTAATTTAACTTCTTTTAGCGATAACATCGCATCAATTGAAAACCCTTTGACCTTCCCTGTTTTTACATAATCATTCCAAACCTCGTCGCTATCAACTTTCATAGTTGCGATCCAACTTCCTTTTGGATAACTTAATCCTAAAGCGTTTGATTTATCATTTTTAGAATCTTCAACTATCCAACTTTCTACAAATGTTACACCGTCTATTTTAGCATCGTGTTCAATAGTTGAATTTTTTTGAGAATTACTTTTAAAAAATTCATGTGAAAGTTCTTTAATTGTATTTTCGTTAAATACTATATTAAATTCTTCGCCGTTTTGATTTCTATAAATAGGCTTATTTGGTTCTAAAACTAAACCAACTAATATTCTTTGCTCTGAATCAATTTCTTTTAACTCAATTTGATTTGATTTTAATGCTATAAAATTGCCCTCCATTGCTGGACTTTCGACAAGTGATATAGCAAACACTCCTTTGTTTTCAATTGGATTAAATTCTGCTAAAAATGTTTTCATATCTTTAAA